TGGACCATGAGCCGCCGTAGCGCGGGTCGTCTTTGTTGTTCGTCCACATCGCCCCGCCATGCAGTTTGATCTTTCTCAGCGTGTTGACCTGCGCGCTTGTGAGCTTTTTTTTGATGCTCTCGTTGATCATCGATCTGCGCTCTACCCTGGTGAATTGCTTGACGTACTTGGTTCTGCGCTTCCGCTTGCTGTAGCGCGGCTTGCGCCTTCCTTTTCTTGCCATGGCGCATCCTGCATAGTTCTGCGGTCGTTGTCAATCGTCACTTTCTACATTCAGAAAAGAGCCGTCGATAAACTCGCCCTCTCCGATGTCGAACGGGCCGCCCGGGACATCAAGCCAGCCGCGCGACCGGCCGACAGCACAGTTGCGCAGTTCGCCGCTCTCAAGTAGGTCGTTGATGATTCTAACGATCTTGTTCTTTCCTGGGCGGCCCTCGGGAAGCTCGTGGCGCCGCTCGTCAGACAGCCCGTGAGCGCCCGTCTTCATGTACGGCTTGCCAGAGATCGCCGCCAATCGGATCGCGTCAACGACCATGGCCTTGAGCGTCGTGCCTTCGGCCGCCTCGATACGCTCGCGACTGAAGATCGCCGTCCTCTCCTGAAGGAGTCCATTGGATGGATCACGGACGTAGATCTTGGTTGATGTGTCAACCGGGAGGTTGGTCTTGATCATCGCGCCAAACACGATACTCCCTGGATGGTTCGGAACGCCTACCTTCTCGGCCATGTCGGCCGTTTCGGTCTGCGGCGGAACCCAAAGCGCCATGGCGCCGCGATGTGAGTCAACGAGCGCGGACCCGCCGCGAATGCTCGCCCTTGCGTCCTGAGCGGTGATCACTGGCGACTTGTCGGACGCCTTGCGCATGTGATGAAAGGCGATGGTCGTTGCGCCCGTTTCCGCGCTCAAGGCGGATGTCGCCGAACCGACGAACTGGCACAGGGCATTGTCCTGGTCAAGAGAGCCGTGGACGAAGGAAGCGAGCGGATCGATTATCGTCAAGACGAGATCATCGTATGAAGCGAGTTGATCGCACGCAGCTTTCCATTCGTCGGACAGCACGAACCGGCCGCGCTCGGTTTCGACAATCGAAAACGCGCCGCCCACGGACGGCATGGGGATGATGTGTAGGCGCCCGCCACGCTTCCTGCGGGTTTCCGTGGGGTCTAGCGCGTCAAGCCTTCGATGTACTTCAGCCAGATCGTCTTCGGCGCAGAAGATTACAGCCCTGCCAAATTCAGCGATACGACAGCCGAACGCAGACGGCCCGAGCACACCTGGTTCCATGCAAGCAACTTTTATGGCCAAGTCGATTCCGAGCATTGACTTGCCGACACCGCCCATACCAGCGATCAACAGCGGCACGCCGAGCGCAACGGTGTCGGCGACAAGAAATTTCCGATCCGGCGCTCGGCCGAAGAAGTGATGAGAATTGGCCGCGAAGTCGGAAATGCGAATGGCCCGCCGGCCAGTGACAACCGGACGCGACTTCCTAGCTTCCGCCAGCAGAGCGACCCGCTCCTCCGGCGTGGCGTCGAAGGCATCCCATTTGGCTGGCTTGTCTGGCGGCACACGCACAAGCCGAACCGACGCCACGCCGACCTGCCGCAAGATCTCGACCAGGGCCTCTTGGTTGAGAACGCCAGCGCGGTCGTTGTCGCGCCAGATGATGACATTTTTCCCGATGAGCGGAGACCAGTCTGTTTTCCCGACAGCCTGAGCTCCGCCCATGTTCGTGACGCAGGGCCAGCCGTCCGCATCGATAGCTTCGGCGGCCTTCTCGCCCTCGACGTAGATTACTTCATCCGTCCCGGCGACCTTGTGGAGATTGAATAGCGGCCTCTTTCCTTCCGGCGCTTGAAACTGTTGCGACTCCGGATCCCACGGCCGAATGACTTTCTCTCCGGTCTCTGGATGGTTCCACCTCATGACTTGGGCGACGAGCGCGCCGCTGGCGTCCCTATAATCCCATATGCGGCTCGCACGTAGGCCCTTCCACCATTCCTGTCCGGATGGTCCACCCGAAGCCTTCTCGCGCATCCTGGACGGCGGGACGGGCTGTGGCGGGGCAATTTCCATGCCCAGCCACTCGGCGGCTTCCTTGAGCGCGTCGATTGGCCGGATCCTGAACTTGTCCGACCACAGCTTGACGAGATCGCCGCCGGCATCGCCGGTTGCAAAATCTTTCCAGACGCCGCGCTTCAGGTTGACACTGAAGCTCTCGCCGGACCCGCCGTCGATGGATCCACAAACGTACTCGTTGTACTGTTTGCGCCCCCCCGGCAGCAGGTGATGGCAGAGGGATTCAGACTGCGCCAGCAGCCTCGCCGCCACATCGTCGAAAGAAAGGTGGTCACTGTAATCCGCCTCGTTTTGCTTTTTCGGCGCGGTCGAAAAGTCCAGCCTCAAGCGCCCAGCCATTCAGGCGGCTTCCTCTCTTCGTCAAGCCCATGGCAGACAATGCGATGATCGCACCATCCGCACGGGAATTTTGATGGATCCTCGGAGACGCGCGCGAACTGATCCGGGGATTCCGACAGGATTACTTGAACCATTTCGTCGCTCACTTTTTGCGCGACCACTTCATTGAACCTAACAACTTCACAATGTAGCTCCATCGTGTCAGTATTCATTGAAGTAAATAGCGTGTAGTCAAGCTGTTCGCCGAATATCTTTGTGCTGTATCCCATGTATAGCTGCACCTGAGCATAGTAATGCTGGTGACTTTTCTTCAATCCTTTTTGCTTCAGGTCATGCCAGTTTTTCAGGTTCATGACCTTGTTTTCCCAAACGCAGGGATAAGGTATTTTGTCTATCGGACCGCTGCGGATAATTCCATCAGTGAACCCACCGAAGCGCGTAACGCCGGTTTCGGGATCCTTCAGCAGCCAAAAGGAGTACTGCCATTCCTTTTCGCCCGGAGAGGTTGGCTGGTGCGTCGACAGATCGAACCCGGCCTTCACAAGCCAGCCGGCGATTGCTTCCTCCGCCCAATTGCCAAGCGCGAACCGCCGCAGGATCCGGCCTGGGAATGGGTTGTTCGCCGTCCACTTCTCCGGGTCTGACTTGTAGGCGAGAAAGCTCCTGCGTTTCTCAAACCAGTCGTAGGCGGTTTTTCTCACGCAATGCCCGCCGACCATGCTCGGGCCGAGACGCGGCCCCTTGCCCTGCGGCGGCAGCGAGTTGGCGTCTTCCTCCATGGCCTCGTCGACCAGGGCGTTTACGAGCAAGGACAGGTCGTCGCCCTTGACGGTCGGGGCGAAGTTCATGATTCAGTGCTCCAAGGATTCGTGCTGGATTTTCCGCAGCAGCACTTGATACACCTCAAGAAAAAGCGGCTCAACCTCAAGTGGCGTAAGCAGCCTGCAAAGGTGAAAATCATCAGGTGCCGCAGGCCAAGTGTCGGGGATGCTCCACTCAACGTCGGGGCGCTCAAGGATATCACGCTTTTCGACAAGGAGCAATTGGATGTCGGCGGTCGCGACAGCCTCATAATCAGGCGAAACGACCCCGGCCATTTGGCGAATGATCGTATCGAAGCGGCCCCGAATTTCCGAAAACGCGCGACTGACATGAAGGCCGAGCGCCGTTTGCACGGGAGCGGTGATGTCGCCTATGTACGCCTCGTGGGCGTCGTGAAGAAGGCCCCACATCTGAGTTTCGGCGGACTGCTCCCGCAGCATGGCGCTTACGATGACGCAATGTTGAGCGACCGAATAGAAGCCGCTCGTGTGACCGTTGAACCGGCATGTATTGGATAGAGCCCTAGCAATATCATTGATGTTGACGGTTGAGCGGAGCGGATTAATGAGGTCGACTATGGCCCCGCTGTTCACTTGAGTTTTACTGTTCGCGGTGAGTCTGTCCATCGTTTTTACCTTTCGAGGATGATTTTTCTTTCAAGTAATACGAAATTCCATTGATGACACATTGAAGCCGCGCAACTTTCTTTCTGAGATTTCGAGCGTCAAGAAGCATTCCGATGAGCGCGCAAGCGGTTAGCGCATAGCCAAGAATGATCAAAAAAAACGCAAATGTTCCTACGGCGTCCATTCGCTAGCCTCCTTCACGGCCCGTATGGCCGCCCTCACTCCGTCCATGGTGAGCGACCAGTGCCCATGGCAAAGCCAGTATTCCCTGTCGGTGAAAGCTTCGAATCCGAAATTTCCGAAGTTTCGACATCCAGGAGAAGCGCATATTCTCTGGATCGGGGCGGCCGCTCCCCATTCGCGAGAAAGTCCACCACTGCCTTTATTTGACCTAGCTGAAGGTCTTTGTTTCCTTCTCGACTTAGGCATGCCACCCTCTCGGCCACAAAACGAAGACGCTCCTGGTTGACGCCCGCCGCGTCGCAAATCAAATCCTTGTCGTCTTGCTTTTCTTTCGCGCTGTGACCCGAAAGATTCCGGAATGGGCCTATGAGCCACTCCCTCGCCTCCACGGCTGCGACAGCATCCTCATTCGATCTGATCCTTGTGGCGGCGTGCGGCGAAACCTTTCCCTTCGGATGGTAGGTGATGTCGTGCAGAGCCTTGGTGATGACAGCGCGGCAGAGCTCGCCAAACCCGTCGCTGTAGGTCATGATGTCACTCCCGCCTGGATGGCCCTCTCGTTGAACATCCACGTAAGCAAGCACGCGGCCCGATACCGGCTTATGCCGGTGAGGTCGTATGGCTTTGCCGACAGAATTTTTAGCTGCTTCTCACTCGCGCCAAGGTGCAGCCAAGTCTTGCTCTTCGCGGCCCCCGACACGTCGCCGTGGACGCGCAAGAAGTCGTCAGCATCAGCCAAGCACATCATCTTTTCCCCGCGCATGCGAACGCGGACGCCCTTCGTGTCGCCTTCAGCGCCGGCGATCGTGTGCCAGTTCCCATTGTAGAAGACGACGCAAGTCCACGCCTGGAAGGCCGTTGCCATGAGAACTCTAGCGTCGAACAATTCCTCCCATCGGTACGGCGATGCATTCAGAACGTCGACTTCCGTCATCACGAAGGAATCGAGCGCTTCCTTTTCGGGTGGCGGGCCGCTATCCCCGGCCGGCTCGTCAGCTTCGAAGACGAAGCCGCATATGGAGCACTCCTTGGCATAAAACGGCACGTCACATTTGCACTCGGGGCACTCTTTCGGCGGGCGCGGCTCTCCATCTTCCTCAAGGCATGCGGATGAATCGAGTCCGCCATGCGTGAGGATCGATGTCCCGAAATCCAGAACGATGCAGTTTTTCTTTGGCGGCCAGCCAGGGTATTTCTCCGGATCCATTTTGCGAAGGCCGCGGCCGATCATCTGGACCATCGTCGACTTGAACGACGACGGCCGCAGAAGAACGACGCAGCCGACATGCTGGCAATCCCATCCTTCCGTAAGAACGGCGACGTTGACGATTACCTGGATTTCTCCCCGCTCGAAACTTGCGAGTATATCCTTCCGAGCTTGCCCCGAGAGTTTGCCATCCACCATTCCAGTCGCCACGCCAGATTCAGCAAACGCCTGAGCAACATGCGCTGCGTGCTCAACGGTAGAGCAAAAAACAACCGTGCTACGGTCACCGGCCTTCTCCTTCCAAGCCTCAATGATCCTGTCATTGAGGATTTTGTGATCCATGATTTTCGCAACTTCCGACATATCGAAGTCGGAAACGTTTCGCTTTACGGAACGCAGATCGTCGCCGACGCCGATATCCACGACGAAGATGCGAGGGGGCACAAGAAACCCGCTAGAGATAAGTTCCGCCATCGAAATTTGATCGGCGACGTTATCGAAGACGGACCGCATGCCCTTCTTGTCGTTTCGGTTTGGCGTCGCCGTGACGCCAAGAACCTTAACGGAGTCGTTGATCTCGGCCGCCCGGGCGAGGATTTTCTTGTAACTGCTCGTCGGGGCGTGGTGTGCCTCATCGATCATGATCAGATCGACGGGCGGCATTGCGTCTAGGTTCTTCTCTTTCGACAGCGTTTGAACCATCGCGAAGATGTTGTCGCGATGGAATTGCTTCCGGGTCGCGTCGACAACCCCCGAGGTAACCTTCTCTCCCGCCACCGCATGAAACGTTTTTCTGTTTTGACCAACAAGCTCGTCGCGGTGCTGGATGGTCAGAATCTTCCGAGCGCCACAAGAAAGCGCCCGCGTCGCGACGGCGGACAGGCAAACCGTTTTGCCGGCCCCTGTCGGCGCCACGGCCAAAGTGTTGCCGTGGGTGTCGAGCGCGGAGACGATATTGTTTACGAACGTTTCCTGGCGTGGGCGGAGAATCATGACTACCGGACAACCCTGAACGTTTCGATTATTGCAAGATCCTCGGGGTCGGCAAGCTGAACCAGGGCGGATATATCCTCAAGCGACGAGGAGAAAAGCCCGTCTTTTGTCGTCATGTTCCTGAAGTGGAAAACGGTATTATCCTCTTCATCCATGATCACGTCGACAATCTGGCACGCTGTCGGATCGTGTCCACACACAATCGCCGCCTCTTCACTGTCAAAGAGAAGCCGCAGACCAGACTGCATCGGAGCAAAAAGCTCTTTTGTTCGCACCTTTTCTATCCCTCTTTTTCGGGTTTCGGATCGCCGCGACCGTTAGCTCACCAGCCAGGACGGGGCTGCGTTAGAAGGGGATGTCGTCGTCGGTGATGGGGGCACCATGCTGGCAGGCGTGGCCACGTTGGTCGGTGCCTGATCGGCCGGAGCACCTGTTTGTGCCGGGGCAGTCTGAGCGGGAGCAGTGTTCGGCGCCTGGGTAGGGTTTGCGACCGGCACCGCCTGGGCCGGGGCTTGCGGTACGGCGGCCTGTTGCCATGCGTGCTTGGCGGGCGCCGCGCTTGCGGTTTTGGCGGCCGGGCCGGTGGGAGCGGTGTCGCCAGCCATCAGCCGCGCGAAATCCTTTGTCGTGCCAGAGTCGGCGACAGGGGACAGAAAAACGCTCACATCATTCTTCTCGCCGTAATCGCCCTTGGCAGGCTCAAGCTTGATCTTGATTCCGACCTGAATCCCTTCGCCGTGGTTGTCCAGTTCGTCGTAACCTTGCAGGCTGTAGGCTTGAAGGTTCGTCGGGCCGGCGCCGCGACCGTACTCAAGGATAGCGCGGATCGACGCGCGGCCCATGTCAACGTACTTCTCGGATCCGTCAGTTCCGATTCTCGTGTAAATCTCACGCCCGGCGTGCTGACCGTCGAGGATCTTGATGACGCAATCGAGATACTTGGCCGTGCGCGCGCCGGGCTTCGGCGCCGTCTTGGATACGGTTTCGATCAGGCCGGCGTCGGCGTTAAACCACCGAACGCGCAGAAGACCGCGGGCGAGGGTTCCGTTCGGAATAAGCTCCGACCAATCTGTCTGGACCGGCGCTCCGGAGAAATTCAGCATGTCTCTCTATCCTTCGTTGATTGTTGTGGTTAGGGTTGTGTTTGGTTGCGCGTTCGTGATCTTCTCCATTAGCGCGCCAAGGTGGGGTGGCTCAACCATAAGAAGTCTGCGTGATCTATCCTTCGCGGGATAGCCAAAGGGATTCGTCCCGTGACAAACAAACGCGCGCTGCTTCCCATGCGGATCGCCGTAATCCACCTCGACCATGGAAATGATTTGATCGAAAATGCCCGGCATTTCGCGGGCGACCTTTGAGCCTTCGACCTGCGGCGACCAGTGCTTTCGGCCGAGATCGTCTTCTTTTTGCTCAAGGATCCCGACCATCCAAACGTTTTTGTCGGGAATGTGTTGAATGACCGTCAGCCATTCAACCATTTCTTTACCCATGAGGCCGTAAATTCCCCGGGTGTCGAGCACGCCCTGCTTGTTCCGGCTCTCGGGCTGTTGAGACGCCCAAGAGAAGGCATACCGCGAGAAGACAGTAATGGAGTCCCAAAAAATGGTTTTGAAAGTCCCGAAAACGTCCTCTTTCTGGCCGAGCATTGACACGGCGTAATTGTGGAACGGCACGGAATACGGCTTGTCTTCGGCGGTTCCGACCTTCGGGCCGCTAAGAACGCTGGCGATGAAGCGGGCGATTTCCCATGGATGGGTGTTGTTCTCGGCGGCGGCCTTTTCGACATCAATGCTTCCGCCCTGCCATCCCTGGACGGAAAGCATACCGCCCTCGGCGTCAATGCACAGCGTCGATTCCGCTGGAAGAGTCCATAGGAGCGATGTCTTGCCGATCGACGACGGCCCGAAAATGCAGCCCTTTATGGCCGATGGCGCGGCGGCCCGCTCGTCTGCTGTGATGATTTTAAGCGGCATGTGCGGTCCCTGTTTGGGGTGCGTTGTGATTTAATTCCCGCATCATGTAGAAAGTTGCGGCCGCTGTCAATCGAAAATAGTCACACGATGCACATAATCCATATTGACTACTTTGTAGAACGTTCTCATAATGCTTGCCACCTACGGTTTACAGTAGTATGCAAAAAAATTTAAAGTCGATATTTGGGAGGGGGCCCAAGTGGAGATTCAAGAACAATGCCAAAGCAAGGATACGCCATAGTCGGAAACGACAAGGCCGCTAAACAGGCCATGGGCAGACGGATACAAAAGAGATTAACCGAGCTTGGAATGAACCAAAGCGACCTGGCTCGCGCGGCAAGCAAGCACACGCCGCGCGGGAAGCCGGTCGGGAGGGATTCCATTTCGGGGTACATTCGTGGCCGGTCCATACCAAACGCGGTCAACCTGCACGCAATCGCAGCGGCGCTCAAAATGGCGCCGGAAGACATTCTTCCCGAGATCATCGGGCCGAATTCTGAGACTGACGCGGAACCAGCTTTCTCCATCCAGGGAATACCTGATAAGCCTGGGCGGGTTTGGCTGCGAATCAATCAGCCGGTGGGCGTTGACGCGGCGCTTGAAATCATGGGGCTCATCAAGGCCGATGCTGACGAAAAGTGACTTCGCGCGAGCGTGGGGAGTGTCCACCAGGACGGTTGACCGGTGGGTAAAGGCCGGATCGATTAAAGCCGCTCGCACGCCCGGCGGGCACATGAGATTTGACAGGAAGGATCTGCCGAAATGCCAAGGAGAAACCTTGGGTACAGACTCGAGAAGCAAAAAACCGGAATCTGGTGGCTCGTCTGGTACGAAAAGCAGCGATTGCACAGCGTATCGACTCGGCAAACTGACCAGATTGAGGCGGTCAAATTCATGCACGGGTACTTGACCGAAGACGTTCGAGTCCCGCAGAACTTCCTGACCGTCAAACATGCCCTGGATGATTACGAAGCCGAGCACGTCGAGCGCAAGGTAGTCGCGAAAGAGCGCTTCAAGTTTGCCCGCATGAGCCTGAAGCCGCTTGAGCATCACACCATCCAGGACTTGACGGACAGCCACTTGAACTATTGGCGAGCGAGGCGCCACGTCGGCGACGGGACGATTCGGCGTGAGCTTGGAGTGCTGAAAGCAGCGATTCGACATGAGGTCAAGCGCAAGCGCTTATCGGAGTCGCAGGTTCCGTGGATCGAAATGCCGGAACGCCCGCCATCCAAGGACCGCGTGCTGTCTCGGGAAGAAATCTCGCTGCTCATGCAAGAGTCGAGGTACACGGGCATTCAAGGCTCTGATGGAAAATTTACCTTGGAGATCCCGAAGAAGCTATCGCGCATGCGCCGGTTCATGATGCTGGCGTATTGGACGGGCGCGCGCCGGGCGTCGCTTGAACAGCTTCGGTGGAGTCAGGTGGATCTGGTTACCAAAAAAATCAACCTGAATGCGCCCGGGCGCCGGCAGACGGCGAAGCGGCGCCCGGTCGTGCCGATCTTCGACGAGCTCCTTCCGACACTGGTGCGCGCGAAGGTGGAAGCGACGACACCATTCGTTCTTGACCACCAGGGCAGTTGCTACAAGAGCTTCGTTCGACTCTGTGAGCGCTGCGGCCTCGAAAACGTGACGCCGCACACGATCCGCCATTCATGGGCGACGCATCGCGCCCAAGATGGAATCGACCTTTATGCAATCGCGGGGGTTTTGGGGGATGATGTCCGGACAGTGACGGAAAACTACCTACATCACTGCCCGGAGCATTTGCGGCAAGCCTTCGCGGGAAAGATCAAAGGCGGCGCGGAAGGCTAGAGAACGATCCTGACTCCATCAACGGTGTCGCGAACGAGAGCGTTGCCGACGAGAAACCGGATAAGTTCACGCTGGTGCTCGTCTTCGTAATCGTCAAAATCGGTGTGCTCCTTCAGATACTTCCTGATTTCCTCTTTTTTTTCGTTTATGGCGAGGGTGCTCGTTCTGATTCTCATTCTGCTTTCTCCTGGATGAAAAGCATCGCCATCGACAATGCTTGCGTTGGCGCGGCGGGTTTCCCGTCACGCTTGAGGGTTTCGTTTTCCAGCGCCATGAGCCATTGGGCCGAGATCCCAAGCGCGCGAGACGCCTGAGTCCTGGTCCAGCCGAGTCGGCGGCGCCAATTCCTGATCCATTCCCCGCTCGGCATATCGACGGCAGTGAAAGTCGCCGGCGTCATGAGCGCAGCCGCGCCGCCGACATGGATGAGAGCGCGGCCGTTACGAGAGTCGTCCGATGTAAAAGTGAGCCCGACAGATTGCAGCTTGTCCCTCATCCGCCAGCAGATGTTTGTAGCAGCCCTTGCGGCAGGAATCGACCAATTGTCGCATCGAATCGACTTTTTCAGTTCGCCGACGGGAACCATTTCGCCAAAGTTGTCAACGTAAACCGACAACACGACAGCTTCCATCTTGCTCAAGCGGACGGACTTCCCGGCGTACCGAAGGACTCCGTTGTTTGAGAGCGTGGGGCGGTCGGTCATTGCCCATTTCCCTTCTGGCTGGCGTTATGCCGGTCGCGGGCGATGGTCTCGCCCTGGGTGGCGTGGGAGGCCACAGCGGCCTCATCCTCGGGGGACGGCGGCGGCGGCTGGTATTGGAACATGGTCGGCTGGTTCTCCTGCATCCACTTGGGGCCGCGGTCCCGGCGCGCGCCGTCGTCGCTCCAATGCGGTAGAGGGCGGTTGGAAAACTTGCGGTCCTTCCAAACAAGATCGCCGCAGAAGATGCCGCCGCAATACGCCATGATCCGCTTGCGCTTGTCGGCCTCGTCGATCGGGCGCCACGCGCTCATGACGCGCCCCGGATGGTCGGTTCGTTGGCAGGCTCATCAAGGTGGTGTTCAGCGGGATGGCGGCGCACGCGAGACATGTTGGCGTGCCTAGCGCGGTCAGCGCAGATCGCCGCCGCTGACTTTCGCCAGATGGAATCCCATCCGGCCCGGTAGTTGTCGTTGACGCGCTTTTGGCGCTCTCCGGTTCGTGGCTTTTTCATAGCAATTCCTCTGCTTCTTCGCGTGTCAAAAAAAGTGAAGCCCATGGGGAAGGCTGTTCACAAAGTCGGGATCGAACTTATCCTCGCTCTCCATCCCGTGGCGGGAGAGCGTCGAGATCCGATAGCGGATTACGCTTCGGCTGATCATCGCGGGACATCGAAAGAGCGCGGGCAATCGCGACGACGGTTTCGAACCCGAGCTCGGAAAATTCAGCGGGCGGGATGACAATGGGCGGCGTGTTCTCGCGGTCGATCTCGCAAAGAAGCTCGCCGGCGGGAGACTCTTCGCGCACGGCGTCAACGGCGGCTTCCTCGGAACTCGCGACAACGGAAAAAACGCGAGTGCGGATCTGAGTGTCGGTTACAAAAATTCGTTTCATGGGGTGTGCTCCTGGGGGGGCGAGTTTGTTGATCGTTGGTTTCTACAGCCGGTCCGCGCCGATACACGCCGCCGTAACAATGGCGAGAACGTACACGGAAGCCGCAAGGGCGGTCCACAACACCGCCCCGCCGCCGATGACGATCAGGCCGCACATGAGAGGCGGGAGCGGCCGCAAGACGGGG